TTGGGGATATTCTCCGCTTCGGGGCTAAATCCGGAGGGTTGAAGGTACAATTTCACGTTGTCGGGGATCGGCGAGTCACCAAGCCCGAGGTATTCGTACCATTCGTCGTCTTCGTTGCCGGGGTTCGACGATCCCCACATCCCCCAGTTGGTCGCGCCGCCGTCGTTGGTCGGCGGATAGCGTCCACACCGCGCTGCCAGCGCCTCGCGGATGTCCTTGTGGATTTCCACGAACTCGTCGAGGATGACGAACGTCGTTTCCAGCGACAGGACACGCGCCACGTCGTCTGCGGTGTCCAACGCACGGAACAGCACCTCGCACTCCACGTCACCGTAGCGCAGCACGAACGTCGTGTTCGTCGCGCGCCAGTCGCCTGCGATGCCGTCCTTGAACCAGTAGTTCCACGACACCAACGTCGTATCGCGGAGCTGCGGCATGGTGTTGCGGACGATAACCGCCCGTGAACGGCGCTTACCGTCCACGGGCGATTTCGCCTGCTGCGCAGCCATGTAGACGAGCTTGAAGAAGATGCCCGTCGTCTTCCCCGACCCCACCGGGCCGATGATCCAATCGAAGAACAACTCCGCCGGACGGAAGTGGCGGATGAAGTTCCTGATCGTTGCTGGCGGCGTGTAGTTGATCGTTGCCATCAGCAGCCCGGTGACGCTTCCTCTTCCAGCAACTTTTCGAGGTAGTGACGGGCCTTGCGCAGATCGAGATCACCTCCCTTCGAGCGTTCACGCGCGATGTACGAGATCATGGTGCCCTTCATGTACCCGCGATACTCGTCCGGCGTGAGCCACGCCTTCAGTGCATCCCACGGCTGGACTGCCAGTACGCGATAGTGATCTCCCCCTTCTTGGTAGTCGTTCGCGCTCTTCCCCGGAACCGCCATCAACGCGGCTCCGAGATCGAGTTCCAACTGTACAGGGTCTCCCATCTGTTCCTCCCTCAGCGAACCCGGCCTTTGTGATTCCCACGCCGCTGGCCGAACGGTGACGGCCCGCGCGTCGTCGGATGCCCCCACGACCACTCGACATACTCCTGCGGCAGTCCGCCCGTGCCCCACTCGCCCCATGCGTTGAACTTCGGGCACCCCGCCTGCTCCCACGCCGCCGCATTGATGCCATGATCGCGCGGTCCGCCGATGTAGCGGTACATCGCGCCGAGCGGGTTCCAGCCGATGGTGCCCGGCGAGGTCATCGTTTCGTTCCAGAGCCGCGACGGATCGTCCGGACCGACGACGTAGTTGTGGATCGTGCGCCCGTTGCCATCGCCCACGTCGTTCGCGTCGTCGCCGTCGTAACTGAACGCGCCGAGCCGCCCGAGCGTGACGAGCGCCTGTTCGTAGTCGCGGACGCTCGCGCCCTGCTGCGCGCCGAGCCGGTTGTGCATCCAGAAGTCGGCGGCGAAGAACTTACCGTCGGCGGTGAGGTACGGCTTGATCGCTTCGCCAGCCATCGCGGACGGATTCGGATCGATTTCGAGCTTCATGGTGTGCCTCCAAGGTTGATGTTGATCTGGAACGCGTTACCCACTCCTCCGGGGCCGTCACCTTTCGGCTCGTAGCCAGCCCAGCGGATCGTGCTCTTGATGAGATCGGCCTTGACGGGAGTCGGGGTGTGGTCGCTGTGGATCAACGCCCACGACTTCTTCAACAGCTCCTCGGCCTGCATGCGCGCCTTGATGCGAAAGCTCATGCCGTCCTTCTGCAGCATCTCCTTGGCGGCATGGAACGCAGCGGCGAACAACGGGTCCTTGATGAGCGTGGTCAGCTCGTCCTTGCCGATGCCGTACGCCGCGCAGATTTCCGGCACGGGTGCGGTGCGCATGGCGAGTTCGATGGGCAGCATCGGTGGGAAGCCGAGTTCGGCGGGGTCGAATGGCGTGGGTTCGCCCTCGGGGTTGACATCGACCCGTTGCTGCATCTTCACCTTGGCGAGTGCGGTGGTCATGGGGCGGGTCACTCGTAGGGGTTTCGTTCGCTGTTGGCGTCGCGGATGCGGTCGAGGTAGCTCGCGCGCATGGAACGCACGGTCTCGGGGTTGTTGCGCGCCCACTGGCGTTGACGTTGGGCTGCGCATTCCTTGCAGTAGTAGTGCAGGCCGTCCTTCGCTTGGCGGTTGCGCCCAAAGGAGGAAACGGTCTTCGTCTGCTCGCACTGCGGGCAGCGTTTGGTGCGGACCACGGCTAGGGAGCGCAGAGCCATGGGGAGAGAAGGATACACAAGCTGTGGGGATATGCAAGTGCTGTAAGTCTACCTATGGGAGTTAACCTTTGGGGTTGATTAGGAAAACCGCCCATTTTTATATGGGATATGGGGGTGTGTAGACACCCACCCACGTGCCCGAAACCCCCTCGGGGGGGTCGTAGCAGGAAAAGCATGCTTGCCCGAAGTTTGCATGCAAACTCATCCCGAAAGGTTGACATGGATACGAAAATGCGCTATACTTGAATTGTCGATGCAGGAACGCGATCCGGTCGGATCGCTCTGCCTTGACTAACAGGAGAAGTTCATCATGGCTAACAAAGCCAGCAAGTCCAGCAAGGCCACGCCCTCCGTTTCCATCACGGAAGTTCTGCACGTCGCGCTGCTCGGCGTCTTGTGGGGATTCGTCGAATCCGCCGACGCCTCGCAGTCCCGCAGCAAGGCGGCGATGCAGGCGTTGGAAAACGCCTACAAGGCGCTGTCGGCGAAGGAATTCGCCACCATGGTTGCGGCGGAATTCGGCAATGGCGAGCGCGGCAAGGCCAACGTCAAGGGCGCATTGATTGATGCGCTTGAGGCGCGGTGCAAGGCTGAAGGCAAGCCCGTGCCGGTCTCCGCGCGCGGTTTCGTCTCGCAGGTGCGGACTGTCGCGCTGAATTTCGGTAACGCCGACGTGCGCAAGGCGGCGAACGAATCGGGAACGCGCGCGGCTTACGATGCGGCAAAGCCGAAGGCGGCGAGCGAGCCGAAGACGGCGAGCGAGCCGAAGACGGCGAAGACGATCACTCTGCCGGAACTGATCGGCGAGCTGATCGGAACCCTCGGCGGCGACGTGCAGCTCATGCGCATCGTGGAATCCGCGTTTATCGCGGCGAAAAAGCCGATCCACGCGAAGACCGTGCACGACGCGGCCGTCAAACTGGCCACGCTCGCCGCTTAACTCAACTGGGCGCGCGTCCCGCAAGGGACGCGCGATGCACCATGGATGTTGACCAGTTGAATAGGCGAGACGCGGAAATTCAAGCGCATGCACTGCGCGCGATTCGCGCGGCAAAGGATCGGAAGCTGAACCGGCGCGAGTTCCGCGCCGAAGTCGCGGAAGCCTTACGGGTTCGTGACGACATGCGCGGCGACATGCTGCGCGCATTCCTGCGAAGCAAGTAGCATGCACGACTCGGCCGCGCCCTTCGGGGCGCGGCCTTTTTTTTGTCCTGTGAGTTTGCATGCAAACTCGCCGCCCCCGCGTTGAGTGTAGCGTGGGGGTTCCCGGTACTGTAGTAATCCTGCTCTGGTGCCGCCTGTGCGTCGAGCCGAGCCACCACCCCACCTCAACGCACTGCTGGTGCGTACACATCACGCCTAGTACGCACGTCTCAACAACTCCCGGTACTGTAGTAATACTGCCCTTACGTGTACGTGCGTATGAAAGGGAGTTTGCATGCAAACTTGTCGGTACGTGCGTATCAGGTGTACTTACAGCTATGCTAATGGCATACAGGATCGTGCCTGTATTCGGCATGAAATCAACAAGTTATGGTGTGATGGTACGTCGTAGCGCAATAAATCGGAGCAAAAGTTAAGCGCGATTAGTTAGGGTCGGCAAAAACACTATAAAAAACAACCCTCTACATAGTAACTGTCTAGGTAAATCCAACTAATCACTATTATAGAGGGTACTCGTACAAAGAGGCTGTTAGGATGCGATATTGTAGTTCGCACGTACACAACTATCAGGCGAGTGACGGTTTATCAACCCGCCGATATAACACCAACTAAAAGCGCGTAAACATTCATACCTATGTTTTTTCAGTGTGTGTGTTATTGGTTGTCCATGATTGCAAGCACCTAAACCCTTGACATAAATATGCGTTCCCTCTACGCTCAAGAAATCGCGTCACAAATCACGCGATTTATAGGGGGTAACATGATTCACGATTACTACATCGAAGGCTACTTAACCGCGCTTTTGCCTCACAAAACCGGCGTTCGCTACTCGCCCGCATCGCTCGCTCCGACCGCTCTCAAACTCGCCAAACAGTTTGAGTCGCGCGCCAACCGCAACCCGGCGTG